GAGTCACTATACATCTGCAATTCAACACCATAGACTTCATCGACATTTTCATCAAGAAAAGGTTTGATAGTTTTGAATGTAGTCCAAGCAATAGGGTTTAGGTTTTCTTCAGTAAGTATATTCAGCATATACTTTTCCGCGATATCATGAACCGCGGTACCAGCAACAGATGCTTGGCGTGAGATACGGTTTGCCTCTTTTTCACCGACACGTGCGCGCCAGATAGCAATACCTTTTTTATTGAGGTAAGAAAGAGCTGTAGTGACGGAGGTGTATTTGTCACCCGATTCCGTCACGTACAGTCTTTTACCATCCTCGTTTATTCGTTTAAGTATCTTAGGCTCAAATAGTTTAAGCGCAAAGTCCGAGTTGTTGCCTAGCAATGATATACTCCTTCACTAATAAACTTCGCACAATATCTTCCTCTGTGAATTCAATGTGATCGAAGTTTGATAATCTATCAATAATCTTCATAAACTGGATCAGACCTTCTTTGTCTTGTCTCTTTACAAGATCACTTTGTCTGAAATCACCGCAAAAAATAACTCGGCAGTTATCGCCTATCCTTGTTATGAGTGAATCTAACTCATGAAAATTCATGTTGTTTACTTCATCCACTATAACAATTGAGTTGTTCAATGTCAAGCCCCGGACGAACGATGTACACATGAATTGCACCAGACGTTTGTGCTTTAGTATTTCATATGCGTCACCACGGCCGAAGAGTTCATTACAAATTGCTTTGTAAGGTTCCTCGTAAACTCCTATTTTGTCGCTTTCTTTGCCTGGAAGGAATCCGATATCTCGGGTAGGGACAACACTTCTTACAATTGTAATGTTGTCGTAACAGTTATCTTCGCCTTGATTACTGAAGATTTCATCGAGCGCAAGATAAAGTGATATGAAGGTCTTACCTGTGCCGGCCATGCCGTGTAGTAGTAAGTGGTTGCCTTCATCGTAAGAGTCGAATGTCTCTTGTTGTGTTAATGTTTTAGGTACAATATTCGCTAGTTTCATGCCTCTCTGTGGTACTTGGTCGCGTTCATCTAATATTCCGTGTTTCTTCAGTGTGCGCCGTTGTCTCTTTGAAAGTGCCATATGATAGACCTTATTGTTGGTTAATGGAAATTACACCCTCATTACCAAGTGTTGATGTTTGACCTCCTATTTCCTTTTTTGATGGTTTTTAAAAGATCGCGAAAATTATCATCAGGTTTCATTCTACCTGAATCGCGAACTAATGTGCTGGATCCGATAACGGTAGAGAGATGTGGATTACTCTCTCTGAAGGCGTCTAACTCGGAGATTTTCATGAAGTGTTCTTCTATCTCGCCAGAGTCAGCGTTTTTGAAAGTATATGTCGGCATATTGGTATTTATCTAGAAACGAAGTCCGAGGACCATTCATCGTACTCTACATGAGAAATATCTTCTACATTATTTGAACGAAACATGTTCTTTAATCTTTTTTCGTTCTTTTTCTTAACGTTAATATTTTTCTTTGGGCCATCGTAGAATCGTCTTTCAACACTACGATTGTCACGCCGTGTCTTACTCATTGTTTTCTCCGTCAGATCGGTAAGTTTGGAAGTGCTTCTTTTACAAGTTTCTTGGTGATGCCTTTGTACGGTATTTTTTTATCTTTTACCGAACAGACAAGTTTAGCCTCTTCTGGATGTATACTCTCCAAAAGATCGATGAAAAGTGATTCTCTTTTTATCTGATGTACATTAGTATTCACGGGTTCAATAAACAAATAAAACTTCCTAAGTTCTCTGTATAAACCAGAATCATTTGATTGTCCCAGTTCATTTGGTTTATAGGGGGGTTCTCCAGGTGGTAGTGCAAACTTAACATCTGGATTAAAAACCCATTCGAAAAATTTCAACATGACTGGATTTCCTTGATGATATCTCAGATGTTGTATTTTTTCTTTCTTTGTAGGTTTTTCAGAAACTTCTTCTAAAATTTTACTCACTAAAGGTAGTGCCATTATTATCTCCAAAATCAAATTCTAATTGTTTTTTATTAAAAAATGTATCTCTCTGATACATCGTTTGTGCAAAATCTTGCAAAGGGTGTTCTATGTCGGACATTTTACACAACAACGAACGTATCGACTCATAAACAAAAGATGTTTCATAGATCAACTCGTCTCCATCAAATTTTGCAGAAAAACCGGCCGTGTCTATGTCTATCAACATATTTTCTATCAAAAATTCTGATGTAACAATTATATCGTCATCAAGAGCAAGTTCATAATTTTTCTGATCTTCAATCTGTTGCATTCTTTTATGAAGAGGAAACTGTATTACATTTTCTGCCATACTCGTACCAACGTTCAGCTGTGGTCTCATTGGTATTTATGAGGTCTTATAGTTGAACAGTTGCGATTCTTGCTTAGGAAACGATGTATCTTCAACCTGCATTACTAGAGCACGCATTAACGCAATCCATTCATAGATTCTATAATCCCAGTTGTAGAAAGTATCCGCATAAGTTTTCATAGGACTCAATTTAGAAAGATATGATTGATTACCATAATTTTCTATCGCATTATCCAAAATGTTGTATAACATGCCTGCATGTGAATTTACATTCTCGTGCATCTGATACATTTGTGTCCAGTTTGCGGCAGTTTCAGGCAAGGCAGCAAAATTACTATGTATGCACACAAGACCAGCGGACATTGCTTCCATCAAACACATACAAGATGTTTCAGCCCATATTGAAGGGTATGCAAAGATATGCGATTTCTGTAACGCTTCTCTCACCACATTATTTGGTGCAGTGCCGTGATACGTCATGTTAGGATGTTGTTCAATTTTTTTGAACACCTCTTCATATTGTACATCACGTTCTTCCCATCCATAAAGTTTGAATGAAGAGAATACATCAAGGTGTATATGAGGATATTTTTCTGATAATTTTTCTACGACAGGTGCAAGTATAATCAAACCTCTATGAGGTGTCGGAGTATAGATTATATTGAGTCTTTCTTTAAAATCAGGTTTCTCGTGTTCTGCAATCGGAATAATTGCGTTTTGCAACACGACACAATCAGACCAGTTAAGATCATACATGTTGATATAGTTTTGCATCTGCCAATTGGAGACAAACACATACTTGTGAAATCTATTTTTCTTGTTTTTATCTTTCAGAAACTCAGACTCAGGATCTCCAGGTAAGTCATGAGCCCAAAAGATACGAATCTTATCCTCATCTAACTCACGAACACGCGATGAAACAATCTGAAATTTTTTCAACAACTCCGCATCAGTCGTAGAAAGTCGTTTTGCTAACTCTTTTGTCAACGTCTCTGTACCGCCGTTTGAGTTTAAATTGGTCTCATTCGGTTGATACTCACCATTCAAAATTTGCGACATTATATCTCCTAACTTGTTACCAATTCAGGCAACGCTTTTAAAAATTCATTGTAAGTGTATGTGTTGTCTTCATTGACAATCAACGGCGCAGATCGAACATTCGGATATTCTTCCATAAACTCTTCACGTGTAATATCAACACCGATCTCAACAGTCTGATACGATACGCCTTTTGCGTTCATCATGTTTTTGGCTGTGTCGCACTGAGGACAGTTGCCTTTTGTGTATATTCTAATCATCTAAACTCACCAGTTGTTTTGAATTTATCTTTACACCTATAAACTCGTTATAGTAGCTCTCAGTTAACAGAACATTTCTATCGACCTGTTCTTTCATTTCATAATAAGAACATTGTGTTTTTGTCTTACATAAGTGTAACACACTTCGATGAAACTTGTCAACACCAAGTCTTTCTATGTCCTCTAATAATTTATTAGACGAACCGTAATACGTTTTCCAATCCGATTCGACTCGCTTAATTCGTCTTCTTTTCTTTCCTTTCAAGGGCGGCAGTTTTTTATTTGACCAAAAAAACTTTTTACCCACGTAATATTTTAAGTCTACTGTATTATGTATCAAATACACCATACCAGTATAGTCTATCACATCATCAGTTTCAAGTACAACGTCATTATAATACCAAGGATTATTATATGACGCTAACACCATTCATCATCCTCTAGATCAATAGTGAAGTCTTCAATGTTGGCACTACAGATAGGACAAAATTGAACCTCGACCTCCACTTCATCTTCATAGTTTGATTGCAACACAATCACATCACATTTGACCTCACATGATATACAGTTTATTGTTTTTCTTTTCATCTACAATTTAAATCCTTTGAATGTTGATTCGTCTACGTCTTTTTTGATTCCTCCGACAATATAGGAAGTAATTTCTGTTTCTTGAGGAGCGACCTGTACATCAGAACCGCTAATCCATTTTTCTGTCCAAGGCAAAGGGTTGTTTGAAGTTCTAGAGCCTAGACCGATTGAATGAAGTCTTTTTGCAACAATGAAGTCAACATAATCACATAACAGATTCTCGTTTAATCCAATCATTGATCCGTCTTTGAATAGATACTTCGCCCATTCTTTTTCCTGTCGTGCAACATCTTGAAAAATTTGCATGACTTCATCTTCGCACTCTTCTGCTATTTTAGCGTAATCACTGTCCTCTTTTCTCAACAACTTAATCATCTGTTGCGTTGATGCCATGTGTATGTTCTCATCGCGAGCAATAAACTTAATGATCTTCGCATTACCTTCCATCTTCTTGAGTTCAGCAAAAGCCCACGAACAGGCAAATGACACATAGAATCGAACACCTTCCAATGCATTGACAGCATTCAAACACAACCACAATGCTTTCTTATGTGCATATGATCCATAAATGTCACGTTTTTTGGTGATGTTAATTAGTCCGTCATAATACTTAGAGATAGATTCAGCACAGTCAACAATTTCTTGAATGTCTAACATCTCATCGAATACTCTTGAAGGGTCGCTGTAGATATTACGAATGATATGCGTATACGAACGAGAGTGAATAGTCTCAAAGAATGACCAAGAGATGATCCAATTTTCCAGTTCAGGTAACGAACAGATATTGAGAAACGCCTCAATAGGTCCTCGGCCTTGTACACTGTCGAGAAGAATCTGTCGTTTCAGATTGCTGGTAAAGATGTGTTGTTCATGATCATTCAACGTTTTGAAATCTTTACCGTCACGACTAATATCAACCTCTTC